TCCTGCCGGGGATTTATGCAAGGCAATGCGAAACGCGCTGGCAATCGACCGGATCGAGCTGTTGATGGTGCGGTAATCGGTCACCGTCTGCTGCAGTTCGCTGGCATACACATCGGCCACCAGCTGCCAACATGGCGGCGCATCGTACTGGCGCCCCAGGTAATCATTGACGTTCATAAAAATCCTCTCAACATGGGAATATCGCGCGGCACGTACAGCTCGCCGGTGCGGGTGACATTCAAGCGCGGCGAGACGGCGCTGATACCCGCCGCGCCCAGCATGTAGGTGATGCTCTCGGCCTGCAGCACGGCAACCGCCTGCGGCTCGCGCAGGTCATCGCTCAGGTATTCGCGGTACACCACGCGCACTTTTTCTTTGGTGGCCAGCGGCACGCGATCCATCTCGGCCTGGAACTGATCCTGTTCGGCCGCCTCGATCAGGCCCAGGCGAATATCGAACTTTTGATCGAGGTGGCCCTGGCTGCCGGCGAGCTTGGCCTCGATATTGCAGGGCTGCATGGTGACGATGCTGCCGTCCTCGATGGTCACCTGGCCGGCGTATGGCTCACGCCACAAATAAAAAGCCCGGCTCATGGCCGGGTGACTGATCTGTATCGTCTGGATAGGCCAGACTGCCTGCGGCGCCGATGCCAAGAAGCGCCGCAAGCGGCTCCCTATGTCTATACTCATCAAAAATCCAATACGTTGGTGTCGACGTTGGCGAACTGGGCCAGGCGATCAAGGAGCTTGTTCGAGTCGTCCCCGTAGGCCGAGTAAACATCGATCAGCGCTGCCGCGTCGGCCGCCGTCATGTCGTAAACCTTGCTTTCGGCCTCGACCACAAAGGCCACCACCATGGCGATGCCGCCAGTGCGACTGGCCGAGTACGTCCCCGGCACGATATTGACGGCATGCGCCTCGGTACCGAAGCCACTATCGAGCGGCATATCGAAGGTGACTGCCCCCTTCAAAATAATATGGTGATAAAACGCCGTCCAGACGGAAAATTTCAGCCTATCCAGAACCAGCGTCACGTTGAATTGTTGCGTCCCCCGGCCGTAATCCAAGGCATAGCGCGCGGCACCGCCTGAGACCTCGGTGCGCATCACGCCACCTGGTCCGCCGTGCGAATATGCGGCGACCGTGGGCGTCAATCCTGTTGGTAGTGTCGGCATCAGCCTCGGCTCCTTTGCGTATTGAAGTTTCGACCCATACCACGGCTTACCTTACTGTTCGGGTCGGCCATCTGCGCCGCCACCGAGCTGACGGCATCCTCCACGATCAAGGCCCATTCATCCTCGGACACGCGCTGCGTTTCCTTGATGCGCAGCGGCGACCCGGTATTGACCACCGTCCATTTCACATCACCGGCGCTGCCACTGCCAAGCTTGTTATTCGGGATGATGGTGCCGTGCGACGAAGGCTGGAAAATCTCCGGCCCCTTTTCGCCGACGATAAAGGCGCCGCCACTCCAGACTGGACCGCCCTTTTCGCGCATGCCGGCAATAGCCATACCTGCCACCATGCCGGCGCTAGCGTAGCCAGTGGTACGTATCACCGCAGCCAGTGGGAAACCAAAGATACCCGTTTGCCCCATTGCCTTGTTAGCCGCCAGTTCGGTATTCAAGATAATCTCGGCCACGGCAATAGCCTTGCTGGCCAAGAAGGCAGCCTTGCCCAACGCCGTTTGCTCCTTGCCTGCCTGCTGCATCAGGCTATACAGCTGGTCAGCCGCATTGCCGGCCGCGCCCAGCGACTGCATTTGATACGACGTTTCCATTTCCATCATGGACAGGGCATGCCGCTCGTTTTCCTCCTCGATCAGCCGGTTGCCTTCCATCGTGTTTTCCAACTCAGCATCACGAAACGCCTGCAGGTCCTTCAGGCGGTTGGCGTACTGCTCGTTTTCCACCTGCTCTGGTGTACGCAATGATTCCCCGATCTGCTGGGCTACCGACTGCGTCGCCGCCTTGTTGACCTGCGTCACTTGGTTCTTGCCGTCCTGACGATACTGCTCGATGCTTTCATCGCTGATGGTGCCCTTCTCGCGCGCCTGCCGGATCTTCTCTTCAATATCGAGCTCGATGCGGCGCTGCGCCGTCAGCTTGGCGCTCTCCAGGGCCGACTTGCCGTATAGCGTGTTCTCGAACTGCATCTGGGCGATGGATTGGCTCTGTTGCAGGTTCCAATCTTTCATCACCTGGTTGAGGTCACTTTGCGCCTTTGACAGCCCCAGCTTCAACATCGCCGCGTCCTGGTCGGCATCCTGCTGCGCCTTCGCCTTTTTCGCCTGCAGGTTGATGATGGCCTGCTGGTCGTCTTCGCGCTCCGACTCCTTGGACGTGCGCGCCTGGTGCGCCCGCAGCGCCGCGATCTCGGCGTCGTATGCCCTGAGCGTAATGGCCAGACCGGATTCCAGCGCCTTTTTCTGGTAATCGTTGTACGAATCCAGATCGATCAGGTCCTGGCTGCGCAGTTCCGCGATGTACTTATTGCCGAACTCCAGCGCGCTTTGTTGCTTCGCCAGGCCTTCTTCTAAGTCTCTCAAGCGCATGTCGAGAAATTTCTTGGCGCGCGCAGCCGCTACCTCCAGCTCCTTTTCGCTGGCGTATTCAAGTGTCTTCTTAGGCTCCTCAGGCTCATCAGCCTTCGGGTTCTTGCCTGCCTCGGTGCGCTTGGCGATGCGGCCAAGCACCGACTGCTCCATAAAATTCGCCGGGTTGTTCCAGAGGTCAGCCAGATCCTTGTTCGCGGCCTCGACAATCTGATTTCGCTCATCAAGGTCTTTTTGAAACTCATCCACCGAGTTCTTACCCTGCACACCATTTATGATCACCCCTGGCAAAGTAAAATTTTTGCTAGCCGATGCGACCACCTTGATATCCGAATAGACCGATTTAATGCTGCCGGCCACCACCTGCAAAATACGCGGGATCAAGACAGCTACATCAACGACGCGCGCCAGGCCTACGGCAAGGTTGTCGCTCCATTCTGAAACGTCCACGCCATACAGATCGTCAGCCCCCTTTTTCAGATCAGCAAACGCACCAACAAAATCGACCATCGCCGGCAGTGCCTCACTCACAATTTGCGTGACAAAAGCCTGCTGCTTGACCTTCAAAAAACCAAGCTGGTCTTGATAATTGGACGCCGCCTGCGCCGCTTCGGCACTCACCCCCGTGAAACGATCCAGATGATCGCTTACATCGTTCATATAGGGCAGCAGCTCCGCCCCGGATTTGCCGAGCAAGTCATTAATCAGCGCTACCTTGCCTGCGCCATCACCATAATCCTGCAGGCGCTTCGATATCTCGATGAAAGTGGCTGACGGGTCCTGATTTTTCAGGTCCTTGGTCGACATGCCAAGCGCCGTCAGCGCCTTGCGTACCTTGCTGCCTTCATCGTCAACACTTACCAGCCCCTTGGACAGTTTCACCAGCGCGCCGTCCACCGCACCGAAGTCGGCGCCGGTGGCTGAAGCAAGCTGACCCAGGCGCGACAGGGTTTCGATCGAGGAGCCGGTTTTCTGCGCCATGTCATCGAGATCAGCCAGCGCGTCGATTGCCTCGTTGGCCATCCCCACCAGCGCGTCCACCGACAGCGCCACACCGACAGCTGCCAGCGCACCGGCCACCAGGCCGGCAGCACCCTTCATGCCTTCCATAGCTGTTCCGGTATCCTGCCGGGCTTGAGCCATATTGGCCTGAAAACGTGCTATGTTCGCTTCAAGAACAACGACAAGCGAACCCATAGTAGCCATGATTTACCTCTCTAAGATGATGGACGCTTGCCAAAAAGCGCAGCCCGCATCAGTTGTCCATGCGCTACCGGATCGGCCATCAAAACAGGCTCAACCTCTTCCGGCGCACCACCAACGTCGCGCCAGTGAATAAAATCGGTCCACGAGTACGGCTCAGGCCTGTCCTTGCTGCTACGGTTGATATTGGCCAGCAAGGCGCTGGCCACTCCGTGCCGCTGATCGGCGACCAGGTCGCCAAACGGCTCCAGCTCGTAGTAGGCCATCCACTCGGTGAATTCAGCTGAAGATATCTCCAGCTGGGATAGGCACACCGACTTGCCTAGCTCTTTGGCGAGCCGGAACCAGAATCGCCGCTCTGGTCGCTCTCGGAGTTTTTTGCTGCATCCGGGCCGGACTTGGCACCCAGGCCGTTCAAGCGCATGGCCACCTCGGCCGGGACATCGAGTGACGCCGCCGACTTGGCCTGCAGCGCCTCGATATCGCCCACATCGAACAGCTGCATGCCGAACTCGTCGACGATGGTGGCCGCCAGCAGCGCCGCCGAAAAACGCCCTACTGGCACGCCGGTTTCGGATGCGATCGACGTACGAAACGCATCGCGCTCCATACCCGTCATGGCGCGAATACGCACCGTGCCGCCCCAGGCTGGCACTGACACGTCTTCATGTTTCAGGTCGGCCGCGCCCAGGATGGCCGATTTGCTCAACAGGCCGCTCATGACCACACCACCGCGCCGGTGACCTTGGTATCAATCGTGCCCTTGAGCACGGCGTTGACGCCGCCCGCCACAGGCATGGATTTGACCAGGATGTCAAAGGTGACCACCACCTCGTCGGGAAAGGTCAGTTGCAAGCTGCTGCGCTCGCCGCTGACATGCGCAGCGCGCAAGGCCATTTGACCCGGATCGGTGTGCAAGGTTTTTGCTTCCATACTGAACTTGCCGTTATCAACCAGGCCGCTGATGTATTCCATGGCGGTGCTGTCGAGATCGGTAACGTCAATATCGGATGCAGAACCATCGAGGCCGTTAAAGGAAACAACGCCCTTGATCTTCGTCCAGGTAGGGGCTAGTACCGTGCCTGTATTGATGGCCAGGGTACTGCCCTGTGCCGAAATGCCGCCGGTTGCCATAGGTAACTCCTTAAAAAGTGGGCCGCTCACTGGCGGCCCGAAACAGGGATGACAAGCTAAGCACTAAGGCTTAGCCGGTCGGTTCGATACTGCACGCGGTAGCGGGTAGTCAGCATGCAAGCCTGCGCATCCGCGTTAGCGAACATGGGTGCGTTCGTGCCCTCCTCCCATATCTGCAGCAGGCTGTCGGACTGGTAAGCCATCAACAGCGGGTGCGCCGCCTCCATCACGCTGTCCGCCTGCTGGTCGGGCACGTCGCTGCGCGTGATGATGCTGACGAGGATCTCGCACTCACGGATGGCTTCGCCAGAGAGATCCGCCTCGACGCCCTCAGCACCGCGATGTATCACTAGCACCGGGCTTTCCTCTCGACTAAAAGCCACCGCGATGGAGCGCTCGACTTGCGCCGGAAACGATGGTGCCGCCGCCAGCAATGCCATCAGCTCCTGGATGAATGTTTCGCGCAAGGTCATGGGATCACCTTTTCCAGCAAGGCGGTGACAAACTCGCCATTGCCGTTGGCCATCGGTGTCTGCCGTACCTTGTACTGCACGCCGGCGACTGTGATCATGAAGCCACGCTTCAGCTCCACGGCGCTGGCCAGGTACTCAATGCTGTAGTCGGTGGTATGCACCATGCCGTCGAGCACTACCTGGTCGGGCCGCTTGAAACCGCCCGAGAACACTACCAGGTCGCCAACTGGCGGCTGATAGCTGGCCTCGTCAAGCATGCCCACACCCTGGAATGCGCTCCAGAAACGCTCCGCATGAAATGACACGGTAGGCCTCGCTTATGCGCCGACCGCGCCGCCGTTCAGGCGGACGTAGCCGACCGTCGACGGGTTTTCCGCCACCAGCGTGGCCACGCCAATGAGGTCGCCCTTGGCGGTATCGCTATCACAGCGCTTGTTGACATCGTCCCAGTAGATCCGCGCGCCAATCGCCCAGGCCTGAGCGCCGGTCTTCGGCAACATGAATACACCATCCGTCACACCCTCGACTTGCGCACCAGCTGCGGCATCGGTGGAGGCAATGGCGAACAACGCACCGACTTGAAAACCGG